TCACCAGCGCTAGGGATGATTCCACGGTCGACAAGCTGTTCGATTATGCCTGTTGGCACTCCTTCTTGTTTCCACTTTTTAAGCTGGATATCGGTTGGTGTGATTTGCTGTCCATCAACCTCGAAGGTGACGGCCTTTGCCAAATCCTCATCCGACTCCACTCCTAGCGATTGAGCAAGAACCGAGACCGGGAATGCTCCTTTTGAAATTTCCTGTGCAACCGTTTGGTCTGTCTCAACCATGTCTTTGGGAGCCGTGAGTCCAACCATCCAGATTCCTTCATCAAGGAAGTCGTCATATTGCTCACGGGTGAGCAGGTTTCCATCCTGGTCGTACCAGTATGGCTTTGCGCCAAAGCCCCAGATTCCGTCCATTATGTCACTTGTCGCGAACGGGTTTGAGGCACCAAAGAATGCTCTGTCAATTAGCGCGGCGGCATCAGCCTCAGATATTCCAGCGCCTTCCTGGAACATTTTCTTTACTTCGGCCTGACTAGGCAATCCAAGGTATTCGGCAATTTCCTCATTGCTCAAAGGTTCGCCGGATTCATTTTTAAGAATTTGTTGAAGCTTTCTTGCGTCAAGCATCCACTTGCCGTCTGGTGACCTGCCATCGTTTTCAGAAATCTTTCCAAACTTAATTTTTACATCAGCTAGCAAACCTCGGCCAATTTCTCTTCTCTTGTCTTGGTTTGGCAATTTGAGTTTTCCAGAACTGAATTTTTCATTTCCGAATTCGTCTTTGCTTGGCCCTGGCTTCTTCTTCCCCGGAATTGTTGCTGCTCTTTGTCTTACTCCATCAGCAAACGCTTGTCTGTCGGCATCCGACATCGGTCGTCGCTTTGAGCCTTGAGTTCTTCTGTTTCTTCCCGAGCTAAGTCCTGGAACATCTCCTGGCTCCAGGAAGTCGGCTGCATCACCTTCGACCATGTCGAAGTTAGAGAGATTGCTAGGTGAGAAAATATCTTCAGGAAGACTTCCCTTGCTTTCTCTGTTTAACGATACTCCGCTTTCCTCGAAAGACTCACCTATCCTAAAGAGGTCGCTTAGCTCTCTCTCTAGCCTGTTGATTGCACCGTAGTACATGTCGCTGAGTTTTGCAGCAAAATCTTCCGGCTTTGTTGTGTTGTTGATTGAGTCAACCAAGTCTTCAATTTCATTTATTTGACTCTGCAGTGAGGAGCGAATGAACGAATCGTCGATTGCCTCGATATCTTCAAGTACTCCTTGGATTTCCTGAGCATCAAATCTCATCGAATCAACGGCATCAGCGGCATCCCCGTCAGCATCGTCTATATGCTTTTGCATTGCTGACTCGAAGTCAACCTTGCCGCCATCTCTCCAGCTGTTTCTGTACGAATTTTCTAGAAGGCCTATCTTTTCGCGCAAATCATCGGTTTGCTGATTCAGGAGTGCAAGATTCTCTACATGGTCTTCCAGCTGTGATTCGATGTCATATATTGCTGAATCAAGTCTGTCAATAAATTCCATATCATCATCTGAAATTTGTCCAGTCAAATCATCGATGCTTGGTGTACTTTGCTTTGTGATTTTCTTACCATCAAGAGCTGCGCGGATGTATTCATCCCTCGTAGCAACTAAGTCATCGATTGCGTCAATAGCTTTTTTATGGTCTTCTAGAGCAATCCTTCCACGTCCACCATTTGGAAGGAAGCCAATTTTCCCATCAAGAGCATCCTGTGTTACTGGATTGTTGAACTGCCCGCTCTTTTCAAACTCGGACTTGATGTCTTCTGGTGACCTTCCAGAACTCAGGCGTCCACCGCCAGGAATCCTGCTAGAAACCAAACTTCTCGTTCTTCTTCCAGAAGAGAAAGACGTTCCTTGAGGGACTCCAGGTTGTGTTGGATTGATTGGGGCAACTGCGCCGTCAATCAAGCCCTCAATCTTGTGGAGACTGAAACTTCTATACTGACCCGATTCCTCATCAAGTCCTATGAAGTATATTCCTCCGCCCTTCTTGGTCATCATTCCGGTTGGATAAACCATTCGTGGCTTGCCGTTGTAAGTAAATGAGATGACCTCACCGTTTCTGCGTATGGAATCAAAGTCATACTTTTCAACAGGAACCGCAGGCAAGTTTGCCGCGATGTGCCTTGAGTTTGAGCCAGCCTCATCCGTTCTCTTGAGAGCGTCTGTGACTAAGCCAATTTCCTCAGCAGGAGTTTCGTCGTATCTAGAGCGAACCCCGGATGAAAGTCTGCTGTTTTCTTTCATCAATTCAGCCTGGATATCGCTAGCTTCGTCTGCCCAGTCTTCTGCGCTCCAGTCAAGGCGTGATTCATCTATCTGCGCCATCATCCGGACATATTCCTGTCTGTCTGCGCGCTCTCTTGAAGCTCTCTTGTAATTTTCGTACTCTGCGTCTCGGCGTGCTTCCTCTTCTTTGAGCATTTCGGCAATTTTTTCAATGTCGGTTTCTGCTTTAAACTTGCGTTGCCATTCTATGCGGCTGTTTTCATAAGAGTCAGCCCATCGTGCTGCATCTTCTGGGGACTTAAAACCCTCCGAGCCAACTCCGGCAATGTCCCAGTCGATTTCGTCGTCTTCACCGACACCGTCCATGACCATCAATTCAGCAAACCACTCACCGGATTCATCCTGGCTTACATTCCACTGACTCGGGCGCGAGCGTCCACCTAGGAAGGCGCTTGCCTCAAACCAACTTCTGTCGCCATCGCGATAGCCTCTGCGCATATCGAATTCAGTGAGAACCTCATCACCAAATGCGCCCATTTCATCAGCAAGAGTTCTTACTGTCCCCTCAGGATTTAGCACATACTTGCTACGTCTTCCAGACGAGAGAGCAGCAGGTGCTCCGTCATACGTAGCATCCCTGTTTCCAGGTATGACTCCAGCCTCAGCAACCTTTCTACCAAGCTTTTTGCTCATCGATGGAGAGAGGGATATTGCGTAGTCGTGCGCTTTCTGCGCTTGCTCAAAAGCATTCTTAAGTGCATCTGGGTCAGACTTGAGTTTCTTGAGCCATGATGCAAGGTATTGAGCATGGTCTTCTCTTGGCTCAGGGGTCAAGCCGTGAGCAGTCATAAAGAATGCTGATGCTATTTCCGCAATAAGCTCTTCTTGTGCATATTCAGGGCTTCCAAAGTCTCCCATGTGGTCTCTGTTCAGACGGCTCTTGCCACCCGTCCAGTGCATCAACTCATGAGCAAAGACTGCATAATAAGCTTCCTTGCTCTTAAATGACGAAAAAGGAGGAAGTGTTATTTCGTCTGTTGATGGTCTATAGAACGCTCTATCTCCACCGTGATTGACTACTGCACCGATTTCTGAAAGTGCTTGTTCAAGTTCTGCAGCACGCTCTTCTTCTGAGAGTTGAGGCATCTTGAATTGTTCTTTATCAATTCCGTCAATCTGGTCGAGGTTGAAAACATATCCTGTTTTAAAGAAAATTGAACCAGGCTTTATTTCATTGCCATCAGCATCTTTCTTTGCAGGAATGATTGTTGGGATGATTATCATCGTCCCCTTTTCACCCTTACGAACAGTTCCGCCTTTTTCTTTCCACTGATTAAATCCAGCCCAAAGCCCTGTCTCGTAATTCATTGCATCCTTCTGGAACATCAACATCAACGAGTTGATTCCAGAGTATGGGCGATTGTTGTTCATAGCATTACGTGGAAGAGAAGCATCTCTGTGCCAAGGGAACTCCCACTTGCCACCTTCTGTCTCTGCTTTTTGTATTTGCTCGATTAGCTTTTCTTGAACGCTTCTATAAACCTCGTCCAACTTCCCTGAAGACAAACGCTGTCCAGGTTCCATGCCCTCAAGCGGACTTACGTACTTTTTGCTACCCGAACCAAGCGTGTCTCCGCGTTGTTTTTCAACCCAGGACTTTGCTTCCTTGTCTCTATCACGCAAAAGTTTCATGTGCTTTTGCTCGCGTCTTCTCACAGTTTCACGGCTGAGGCCAAGAGCCTTGGCAGTCTGGTCAAGCGATTCTCCACCCATACGACGGTCGTAAATTGACTCGTTCAATGCAAGCTCTGATGCTTCCTCTGCTGCCATACGTGCTTGGTCTTCGCGGTAAGACTCAACCTCGTCAAAGTCTGGTCGTTGCAGTGTTCCACGTTCGCGAGCCATGTGGCGCATTTCTGCCTGTCGCACATCTTCGCGTGTCATTCCAAGAGCCGAAGCAGTGTCCATGAGCGATTCCCCACCCATGCGGCGCTCAAATATCTCCCTATCAGAGACACCCAGCTCCTCTTGGTTCTTTCTCTTTCCAGAGGACAGATTTCTTGCTTGACGATTGTCGTACTGTGTTTCTAGATAATCCTGATACATCTGTGACGCAGCGTACGCAACGTCTTGAGCAAATCTTTCTCCACCGGCACCATACTCGTTAATGTATTCATCCCGTGTTTCGCCGTCGGTATCCATCCAGTGGTCAAGGATTCTCTCTGCCTCCATGCCGGTGTGGCCAATCTCTCCCAATTCCCAAAGCTGGTCTTTTCTCACTGCTTCCTCTGGGTCTTCGTATCTCTCGAACCCAGTTCTAGTACGTCTGCCGGAGCTGAGACCCTGACGATTTTTGTCTGCGAATTGTCTTTGTCGGATTTGACCTAGTTCTCGGCGTAGTTTTGACTTGTAGTTGTCGCTAAGACCAAGTTCAAGGCTGCGTAAGATTTTTTCTGCTCTGGCGGCATCTCGGATTGGCTGAAATGCTTTAAACTTTTCATCGGCCAAATCATAAACGACATCTTCGTCGACCTTGTTGTCGTCAATCTGTATAAGAGTAAATCCTTCATTTTCTTTGTTGTTAGGCTTGCTCCAGATGTCTTCGTCTGCGATTAAGAAACCAGTTCCATTATCGGTATCAAAATCTATCCCATAACCGTCGTTGATGTATTCTGGCGTGTCTAGCTGCTTACCATTTTCGTCATGCGTAATCACGATGTCGATTGAGCCGGCGTATGGCCGTGGAGTGTCTCTTCTTGAGCTGTATTCTCCCTCGACTAGTTCGATTTCGAAATCGGAACCATTAACGATTACACCCCTTCGCCCGTCATTGAGGGTGACTGTGTTCCCAATAAAATCCCTTCCGTTTGCTGAAGAAATAGTGTCAAGGTCAACTACGAACTCATCCGCATACGGACCACTGTCGTCCCATCTACCGGTAGGGAAAGAAGCGTCCATATCCCCGCCGTATTCATCAAATAACGCAGGCTTTGAATCTCTGGACATTGCTTCGTCAAGAACTTCTTTTCTCCTAGAAGAAAGACGAGAACCATCAGTGTCTTGATTTTTTTCTCCTGCAATGAATTTCTTTATGTCGTCAATCGAGATGTTCCCAGTCATGTCTTCGTAGTACTGGTCGATAACATCTTGCTCTGATGGCACGACGTCTGGCTCTGAGCCATACGGTCCAACTGGTTCAAGTCCCCAATCGGTTCCAAGTCTTACATCTTCCAGGTCGTCAGAAGTTGGCGCTCCATATATGGCGTCAACCACTTCTTCCTTGCCATAATCGTTGTATACATCAATTATTTCGTTGTGAGTTACGCCTGTATCAGGGTCAACATAGTCTGGGTGTATTTCAGGATTTTTCTCTAGTAAGTCGCTAAAAAACTCGTCGTTATCATTGAGTGTTAATTGGTTGTTTCTGTCTCTTTTTGCTTTTCCAGTATTCCAGTCGCTATCCCAGCCACGATTCCTCCACGCATAGGTGGCTTGAAGGATGCCCTTCTTTTCGTCATTGTCAAGATTTTCCCATGACCGCAATTCTGGAGTTTTATCGGAACGACCAGAAGAAAGGCGTGAAGAATCAGGCATATACTCATCAGCACCACTCATGCTCTCAATTATCTTGTCGTAATCTTTTTCTGCCCATCTCTTCGCAGCTGAAGGACTGCTGAATGTTCTATCGACATCTTCATCAAGTGCGTTTTGTCCACCATTTCTGTAGATATCAGAGAAACGGGTTATTGAGTACTTACCCTTGCCCTCGCTATTGATTCGGTACATGCCGTCAATATCTGGCGCGTCCATCTCAAAACCGTCTTCTGTTTCTGTCCAGTTATTTGTTGGGGTTTTCCCATAAAACACGTAGTCGTCTATGACGTCTCTGGCACTCTTTGGCTTCTTTTTGCCAGAAGAAAAACCAGGTTTTTCTTTTAGAGTTCCATCAGCATTAGCGAGAAATGTTTCTTTACCTTTATTTCTCTTGACTCGGTCGAGACGCCTCTTCTCAATTCCCTCAGGCGAGAAAAGTCTTTCTCGTGCTGCTCTCGCTCTCTCGGTTCGTGCAGCCATTTCCTCATTGGAAACCCCTTGAATATCAGCTAATGCTCTTTGACGAGCCCGCTCTTCGGCTCTTTCGGCAGGAGTCAGACCTTCGTCTTCATCATCTTCTGCATCCTCGTCAATTACGTCATCTTCAATAACGGGTCTTGGTTTATAGTTCCCGTTTTCATCCCACATTAGGAGGGATTCTTTTCCGTCACCCTTCGCTTTTGCTCTCTCGTAATTGGCAGCGCGACGCAGACGGCGCTCTTCTTCCCTCTCCTCCGGGGTTGGCTTCTTTTTGTCACCAGAAGAAAGCTTGCCTTCTGAATTGAGTTTGCGAAGTTCCTGAAGGTCTGGTCCTTTTTCTGTCCCTGAACCACCCTTCTTTTTTTTCTTCTTCAGCTTGTCAACATCCAAAAGACCAATGTCATTTAGGTACTCGTTGAGGGTGGCGATGTCTTCTTTTGCCCAGTCCTGCGTGTCTGGGTACTTGGACTTAACATCTGCTCTCAGGGCTGATTCAATTCCGTCCCAGTTATCTGAGTCATCTCTGCTGTGTGCATCAAGATAGGCACTAACTGATTTTGCATAGCTCGAATACCAGTTACTGTATTCATTGGAAGCTTTTTGCTTCTCGTTAAACTTTTCAGGACGCTTTCTTACAGAGTCGCCATTCCACATAACACGTGCTTGGTTGACTCCGATTTCGCGACCACGGAGATAGTCAGAACTTAAATTGTTATCTGCGTTGTAGCGTGGAACTTCTTCCCAGCCAAGACCCTGCTCATCCCATGCTTTAGCGATTGCTTCGTGGTCTACGCGCTTCTGATTTTCTTCAGCATTTGGGAATTGCTTTTCCATGTCGGCAGAACGGTCTGCATGGCGACGCTCATTACGCTTGCCAGAAGAGAGTTTTTCTGTATCAGCAAGTTCGGCTCGCTGACTCATCTGCCTCTTTGATGGCTTCGGTGAATTGATGGAGCCAGGACCAGAAGGCGTTGGGTCGGGTTGTTCCCATGGCGTGCCGTCGCCGACCATGCTGTTTAGGTTTGCGTCTTCGACTGTTCTTGGGTCCCAGCCTGGAGGCGGATTTATACCGGAACCACGAGAGCGCCGACCCCTTTTACCGCCAAGATTTGGTCGGTCAATTCCTCGGCTTGCAATCGCACGACCGATACGGCGGCCAAGTGCTTTTTCTTCTATTTGCTCAGAAGCTATTTTTTTTTTTAGAAATTCATAAGCAGAAGATGCAGCTCTAGTTATAGCGTCCTTCGACTCTTCGCTGAGCGGTGAGTTAATCACGATTCCGTACTCGTTGACGGTTGTGTCAATTCTGTGGTAATCAAGAACTGGGTCAATTACCGACTTGAACTCAAATGCGTCTTCAAGATTTACTGGGATGACGTATGACGAGTCTTGAGCCAAGAATGGGTCGAGACCCTTTTCCTCAAGCTCTTGCTCCTCTACGCCCCACTCCTCAAGAGTCTTATAAGAGCGACGCTTTCTACGGCGCTTCTTCACCGTGTTACGCAAAACCCCAAGAATGAATTCTCCAGGGTACTTCGCTTCGATGTCCTCAACCATCTTGATTTCTTCGTCATCAAGAATGTCGTTGTATTCCTTCTTGCCAAATCCGACTACAACACCATCTGGGATGATTGCGAATCTGCACTTGGCTTCATCTTCAACCTTGAAGTCAAGAATCTTGCACTTGCCTTCACCTTGGTAAAGAACACAGTTTGAGCACTTAACGCCAATGTCTTTTACTTTGTTTTCTGCCGGAGGATAGTATCCAGCCCAAATTCCGTCGCCGTCTTCGTCAAACTTTCCGTACTTGCGAGCGATACGAACAAGCGATTCGGCAAGCTCGCTCTCTTCTGCACCAAGCTCTGGCTTTTTGTTCTTGTCAGAACCTTCGTACTCAACAGGCGCCAATGGAACCATGACCATTCCGCCATTAACTGGCTTCATTGCTACAGGCATTGCCATTGCAGGGTTATTTGTCGACGGCTTATTCGGTTTGCCCATAATCCCAGGCATTGGCGAAGGGCCAGACTGGACTGGCGGTTTTGCCTGTTCTGCGTGAATTAATTCTGGCTTACCAAACATGTACTCGCTTCCAGTGAAGTGGTAACCAATTCTGAATTTTCCTTTTCCTGGCTTCACAAAGACCACAGAGTTCTCAGTCGCTTCAACAACCATGACTGGTCCTGCGGCGCGGCGTGAAAGTTCGGCAACCACTCCTGCAAGCTGTGGTCCACTTATTCTTTGTGAAACACCTTCGTCAAACAGTCCGTCTCGTCGTGGCTCTGATGATGGAGCGCTTATTGACATAGGCATCATCCCGTGCGTCTTCTCTTCATCGCTCTTAACCGAAATTGTTCCGGTTAGCTGATTGGCTCCATGGAGAACGGGTGAAACTTCGTAGAGTTCAACTTCGTAAAGAACGTTTGCCTGAAGGTTTTCATCGTATTGAGCTCTGAGAGTTTTGTAGCCGATTGACCACTCTTGTTCTTCACCAAAGAAGGCGACGTTTGCGAATGCTTCTCTGCCTTTTTCTGACTGAAGATTGAATTGAACTTTCGCGTAAAGACCGCCGATTCCAGCCATTTTCATCTTCATTGGAAGTCTTGGGTCTGATGCTGGAACTTCGTAAATTTCCAGAACTTTACCAATTGGGTCATTCCAGTTGTGGCCCCATACAACACGCGGCTTGCGACGCTGAAGGCTCTTAGCAAATGCACCAGTAGCGCAGATATCTCCTACAGAGTCCTTGTTTCCAATCCCCGAAACGAAACATTCAACAATGCCCTCTAGTTCATCGAGCTTGATGAGACCATTGGAGGCCTTGTATTGAATATTTCCGAAGTTAGAGTTTGGCATAGCGCTCCTTGGTTCTAAACGATATTAGAGGAACAATGAGCGCGCTCACAGCAAGTATTGATACAAAATCAAATAGTTTCAGTAAATGAATTGTAAATCTGTTGTTTTACTGAAAGTCCCTAAATGAACTGCCCGAACTTCCATGCTCTTCGCGATTCGTCCTCGGCAATTTCAAATCTTTGCTTAGCCATGAGATTTGCGTACATGCTTACAACAGCACCACGGAAGGAAGCAGCTCTTTCTTCCTCGCCCATCACGGATAGCGAGTTGAACATCATCGAAGATATTTGATTGAAGTTGTCAAGATTCATACTCTTGATGCGTGACATCTGTGAATCAATCTGGGCATTGAGGTCCGACTGATTTATGCTCTTTTCAGACTTCTGACCGTATCCATCATTGTACGTATTAAACGCATCCTGAATGATTGCCGATATAACAGGCCTTATGTCCTCGTCCATTTGCTTGTCCCAAACCTCGGGGGAGAGTATTGAGTCAATTTCTAGAGTTCCAGCAAACAGCGACTTCTTTGCCTTCGAACCGCTTGCCTTCTCAAGCACAACTCTTTGCTGTCTCTCGATAACTCGCTCAATGCTTCTGTTGAGAATCTCGTTCCATCTCGTTAGCGATTCTGCGCTTTTTGCCTGCAACTCGCTCTCGATTGACTTGTACATCATTCCGCCTGTTGGAACAGATGCGGCTCCGCCTGGAACAGGCTCTGCGGTTGTCGCAACAGCAGCAAGTGCCTCTGGCGGAATCGTGCTTTGGGCTAGCTGGTCTGGAGCCGGAGCGACTGGTGCTTCAACTTGAGCCAATGCACCTTGCATTGTATTTGGGTCAAGTGGTGGCTGTCCTTCTGCGCCAGGGATTGGGGCTTCTGGCATTGGTGCTCCAGGGACTGGCGCGCCAGGGACGCCAGGTGCGCCACCCATCTCTGCTGACGGAGCGGTTTCCATCTTCTTTTTTGTGTTCGCGATTGGAATCAAGTTTGGATTCATCAATAACGAGTCGGCAAGGTCGGCTTCAACTTCTTTTCTTCCTGAGCCTGTTCTGTACTCATTGTTGCTGATGAGGCCAGTTTGGAACTCCTGCATCAGATATCTTTCACGCTCTTGCTTGTAGAGCTGAAGGATTGGGACTTCACTTGTATCGAAGTCAACGTAGTACTCGTCATCAAGTTCATCCAATGAGCGAGCAAGTGGCTCAAGGTGCGGGAGCATTGTTTCCATCCAGAACACACGAATTTCTTCGCTTGCATTGCTGAAGGTTCTTCCCGCAGCGTTTCCGATTACTGACTCTGGAACACCAAATGATGCAAGGATTTCTTCCTTTGTAATCTGTCGCATCTGAGCGTACGCAACGTCTCTTGGCGACGCAGAAGTGTCCACATAGTCAACGCCATCGTCGGCAGAGATAACCGTCGTATGACCCGCTCTTCCGATGTTCCCACGGAATCTGCTCTTTAATTCTTCCTTGTCATCGTCTTCGATTTCTCCACGCAAAACGAGCAGACCACCAGGTCTACCGTCGTTGAGCAGATAGTTTCTGTTGTACAGCTTTGCAAGATTTTCAATTTCAATTGCAACACCAGCCGACTCAAGAGGCGTAAGTGACAAATATGGGTCAAGAGGGTGAGGTCTTCTAATCCAGCAAACATCCTCTGGTTTCATTGTGATTTTTTGACCGTAAGGCATTTGTACTTCGTACCCAGAAACAAACTTCTTTGCATCTGGAATTGGCGCTGTTGATTGAGGAGGCAAAAGGTTAAGACCAATTATTCTTCCGTCTCTACCACGAACTTTTTCAATGAAAACACCGCGTGTACCCAGCAAGAGTTGAGCGGACATTCTGTATCGGAAAATAAATGAGTTTTCACCAACGTTTGATTTAGTGTTTAGGACTTCAAGCAAAGAGTTGTTTTTTGCTCTGTTTCCAATAAGCACCTCTCCGTCTGGAGAATTGTCTTTACGAAGAATGATTGGGAGTCGTGCTTGGTTCCCAGCGATTGCATCGATGCATCTTGCAACCCAGGTAACCTTCTGCATGCCTTCGCGGTATGCGCGCTCAACATCCCATGAGTCTCTATAAGGTCGTCCTGCATAACTTGGGTTCTGCGCTATGGGCGCACCAGGTCCAAGCTCCTTGGATTGTGCGTTTGCGAGCGATTTATTGCTCGATTGATTCCATGCCATATTTACTCAAGACCTAATAGGAAGCCGAAAAAACCACACGTTATGCCTGCCACTATCAGCCCGGCAGGTAGAAAAATCATTGCCGCACCAATACTGGTAAACAGTATAAATGAAATCATGAGCAAGTTGGCGAAGGTAGCCCGTTTAAATAAAGATTTGACGCGCGATGGCAAGGATTTAATCCTGAGCAGTAATTTTGACATATCACCTACAGTAGCGCATTCCGTGCTTAACTGTATCAAGAGGCAAATTAAATATGACAACAAATTGGAATCAGGTTCTGGAGTATCTTCAACCAAAGATGCCACCCTTCTGCCCTGAAGAGCCGTCAATAAATCAGAAAGTTTTTTTGCGAACAAACTCTATTGAGGCATTGTTTGGGGGAGCGGCAGGCGGTGGAAAGTCTTCTGCGCTACTCATGTCTGCCTTGCAGTACGTGGATGTTCCCAACTATTCCGCAATTCTCTTTCGTCGAACTTTTGCCGACTTGTCACTTCCTGGAGCGTTGATGGACCGCTTTAAGTCGTGGGTTGCTCTTTACGATGACATCCACTGGAACAACAACAGTTTCCAAGCGACATTCCCGTCTGGGGCGAGAGTCTCATTCGGTTATCTGAATAACACCGGCGACTACCTTCGCTATAAAGGTTCGGAATTCCAATTTATTGGCATGGACGAAGTAACAGAAATCCGTGAAAGTGACTACAGATATATGTTCTCCCGTCTACGCCGTCCAGCATCTGGACCCCTTTCCTCGGTTCCCCTTCGGATGCGTTCAGCCTCAAACCCTGCACCCAATTGGGTTAGGCAGCGTTTTATCGTTGAAGGTAAAAGCGAGGGCAGAATCTTCGTTCCGTCAAAACTAACGGATAACCCAGGAATTGACGCTGTTTCATACCGCCAAGCCCTTCAGGCTCTTGACCCAATTGAAAGACGCAGACTGGAAGAAGGAGACTGGTGGAGCACGACTCTGGGCACCCTATTTGACAGGACCTCAATAGTCATTATTGACGATAGCGAAATCCCTCAAATAACCTCATCGGCCAGAGTGGTCAGATTTTGGGACCTTGCGGCCACCGAGCCAAACCACTCCAACCCCAACCCGGACTGGACGGTAGGAACGCTCATGCTTTTCGACCAAGGAATTGCCTATGTTTTGGATGTGAAAAAGGCTCGGGTAAGAGGGGAAAAGGTCGAAGAGCTAATAGCCAGAACGGCCTACGAAGACGGAAAGGCTGTCCCGATTCGGATGGAACAAGAACCAGGCTCATCTGGAAAGGCCCTTATGGACCAGTACGCTAGATACGTCGTTCCTGGGTATGATTTTGCGGCAATCCGCTCAACTGGCGACAAGGTCACAAGGGCTAGACCTTTTGCTGCAGCATCCGCTAACGGGAACGTTCGGGTGGTCCGCGGAACATGGCTGTCAGACTGGCTTGACGAATTCTCCTCATTCCCGGAAGCCTGCGACCATGACGACCAGGTTGACTCTGCGGTTGGGGCATTTACACATTTAACAGGGCTCGGGTTGCCACAGCGAGGAAGAATCGCTATAGTCGTGTGAGTTAACTATCCAAACCTAATAAGGACACTACTAACATGACACCAGAAAGAATACTTGAAGTTCGTCGATATCTGCTTGCCCTCGGTCAAGAGCTTGATGAATACATCAACTCAAACCCAGAGACGCAAGACGCTTGCGACATTCTCTACGAAATGAACATGGTCAAACGGGATATCTCAACAGTTTACGACTCGTTTTCAGTATCCGTGGGGCAACTAATCGCTGACGGGAAAAACATCCAGCTAAATAACGGCGGTGTGATTGAAAAGAAAAGCTCTTATGAGCGCCGTGCATGGCAACACAAAGACCTTGCAAGTGTTGTTGCTCAGAAACTTGTAAGAATGTCTGTCGACATTGATACTGGGGAAATAATCAAATCCCCTGAAGAGATTGCAATGCAGGTTCTTGACTACGTTCAACCTTCATACTGGAGAGTAAAAGAACTTTCCAGCCTCGGAATCAACGTAGATAACTACTGTGAAACAGGTGTACTAAAAACAAGCATTATCGTCAGAAAGGGCGACGCAAATGACAAGCAATAACATCTATCAAACTCTGTCAGAACCATTTCCAGCGGAGATGGAGAAGAGACTCAACAAGGGTGGGGCGAACCTCATCTACATCCCTGTAAGCGAAGTAATCAACCGAATGAACAAGGTTCTTGGGGTTGAGAACTGGTCGTTCACTGTTCATAGCTGGCAACAACTTGGAACATCGATTGTTGCTCACATTCAACTTCAGGCAAAAATTAATGGAGAAACCGTTCACCGCGACGGTGTTGGTGGGCAGAAAATCAAACTGAACAAACAAGGCGAACCAGTCGACATTGGCGACGAGGTTAAAGGTGCAGTATCTGACGCTTTAAAGAAGGCAGTCCAAACACTCGGTGTTGGGCTTTACCTTGCGCGAAGCGAAGACGCAATTGAAATTGAACAAGTTATGGACAGCGAGATGGAAGCAGAGGCACGAGTGACACCTGAGGTTTCAACAAAGTGGGACAATTTCATGGGCATCGCAAAGGGGCTTTCTCCAGAGAATAGAGAAAAGCTCAATGAATATTGGAGCACATACAGCAATGGACAGCCAAAGCCAAAGCGTGAAACAGTAACCGAAGATGCTCTTGACAAGTTGATTGCAGAAGCGATTCGTCTTTCATTCGGCGGAGACTATGTGGTTGTAGATGACAAGTGAGCTAAAGGCTCCTGACTACTTGTCAGCATCTTCCATTGGGACATTTAAACAGTGCCCACAGAAGTTTAAGTTCAACAAAATTGACCTAATCCCAGACCCATCTAACCACTGGGCGGTATTAGGTAATTTTGTCCACGACATTCTTGAAGAGATGTATAAGCTCCCAGCTGAATTGCGGACACTTGCAAACTGTCGCCCATTAGCGAAACAGATATGGGATGAGAAGTGGGCAGAAGAAGCAATGAAAGTTGTTGACGGCTTTAAGGTCACTTACAAAATAGTCTCTCTTAGCGATGCTGAGGCGTTGAATAAATTTCGTTGGGCTGCATGGTTTTGTGTTGAGAATCTTTGGAACCTAGAGGACCCACAGAAACTTGAACCAACTGGCCTTGAATATGAACTAAATGGAGAGATAGCCGGAGTAAGGCTTCGTGGATTCATAGACAGATATAGCCAGACAGAAGGCAAAATGTCACTGACCGTAAGCGACTACAAAACAGGCAAGACACCAAAGTATGACCTAGACGAAAAGTTTTCTCAGCTTTTAATTTATGCAAAACTTCTAATCAACCTTGGCGTTGGCGATGTCGACAAAGTTGAACTTTTGTACCTCAAGGACGGAGTGAAACTCACGCGAGAAGTAACTCACTCTGAAATAGTAAAACTTGAAGAGATGATTCAAGAGACAAAGTCGCAAATAGATGAAAAATGCAGGACTGGTGAGTTTGAAGCAAAGACTTCGTTTCTGTGTAATTTTTGCAGTTACAAACGCATATGTCCGGCGTGGAGATAAAGATGATGCTCAACGATGACGCATTTGCAAGAATGGTTGCAGAGGAAGTAAAGAACAAACTTTCTCCGCTTCATAAAAAACAATTGATGGAAAAGGAAAACTGGAACAGGTGGAGAGACGCGCTCCTATTTCTTTCCGAAAATCTAAAAGAACAGATTGACGAGATTGAGTACGACGCTCAAGCCGATGATGCCAGGTATACGGCACTCGGCAGGGATGGCAGAAGGCTTGCTATTGAAGCAAAAGCGGCATACGACTCAAAGCTAAAGAAGGTCAGTAGGTTTAAGTTCCACGTTGACAAGCGACTTGATGAAGTTGCTGCAATGATTGAAACTGGCGATGAAATATCTTCAGATGGATGGGAGCAAGTTGATTTCTACAAGAGAGCGATTGCCACCCATCGTGCAATGTTGAGAGACTACGACCTTGAAGAAACATCAATCGATAGGGCTCTCTGGGCGACCCTTGAAAGCAAGTGGGAGTTTGACCAGATTGACGTTGAGAATCTCTAACTAAGGTGAAACCTAGAAAGCCGCTCAAGAGAGGCAAACCGCCAAAAAGAGGCGCTCCCCCAAAGCGAACTGGTTCAATAAAGAAAAGAAGCAAAAAGCAATCTGAGCTTTATGAACTGCGGCGTCCATTTGTAGAAAAGATTCTTAGCGAACGACCTTTTTGTCAGGCTTGCAAAGTTTTTGCACAGCATGATGAAAAAGTAACTTTTACCCAAAAGAACAGTACGGACGTTCACGAAATAATTCGTCGCTCACAGGGCGGCTCGATACTTGATGAAGATAACGTTCTTGCGGTTTGCAGACCATGTCACACAAGAATTGGAAACCATCCACAGCTTGCTTTTGATTTAGGGTTAGCAAAAAGAAGTTGGGAAAAATAATTTATTATGTCTTTTTATTTGACACTTTCAGTATTTAAACTCAGTATAAACTGGAATTCCTTAGGACCGTTATAGGTGCGAAAGTCGGGTGGGGAGACTCACTCGGCTTTTGCATGTTCGGTGTCTTTTACTAGATTTTTAATTATAAATGCTTTACTATTTAGCTTTAATAAATAGTGTTACTCTTTTTTCATCTAGCCAATATCTACTCCGAGTGGAAGAAGGGCAGGTGGTCAAAAGGTCTAGTAGCGAAAGCTATGGCAAATCGAAGACTCGACTGCACGCCACCTGTGTCACTCGACAAACCCGCTGAACCGGCTAGGTGTTCGGCGGGTTTTTGCTTTTATGGATTAGTATCTGTCCGTGAATATCAATCTACTTGGGCTTGACCTCTCCTTAACGTCCACTGGGTATTCTCATAACGGCGATACGGGTGTCATCTCAACCAGCGAAAAGGGCGTCCAAAGGCTAAGGACAATTTCTGAAACAATTAAAAAAATAGTTTTAGAAAATGATATTGATGTTGTCATTGTTGAGGGTTATTCCTTCGCATCTCGCAGTGGGCAAGCATTTTCCATTGGAGAACTTGGTGGAGTCGTGCGGCTTTGCCTGTTTGAACTAGGCGTTCCATTCGTGGAAATACCGCCAACATGTAGGGCTAAGTTTGCCACCGGAAAAGGCAACGCTTCAAAGAACGAAGTAATTTCTGCTGTTTCTGCCAAGACCGGAATCGTATGGGGGAACCCTGGGGCAGACGACAAATGTGACGCTTGGATTCTCGAAGAGATGGCTCTTGCCTTTATAGAAAAACCGAGGTTTTCTTGGCCAGCAACGAATATGTCAGCCTTAGACAAAGTAGATTGGAGCCCACTACAAGTGAAAGGCAGTACATGAGAAGCGCACCTATTAGTCAAGTTGAAATTGAACAAGAGATGCTCAGGCTCGTTGGGGAACTAGAAAAAGAAACTGAAGCATTTGAGGTTTTAGCCGTTGAGGCGGCCAAGAAAGAAGCAAGGTACAAGTCGAACTGGGCAAAGGAATATCTCGCTCGTTCTGGCTCAATCAAGGAACGTGAAGCTTGGGCCGACTATAAGCTTGATGACGTTAACTATGAATACAAGATTGCAGAGGCTCTTGTTAAAACAAAACGAGAAGCACTATTATCTTTGCGAACATCAATAGATGCAATGCGAACACTTAATGCAAATGTGAGAGTACAGGTATGAGCGGAATACATCCTTCTTTAAAATCACTTGCTGTAGACATCGACACCCTTGACTACCTTGAGGGAAATCCGCGAATCGGAAATGTTGAAGCAATTATGGCTTCATACTCGGAGTTTGGCCAGGTAAAGCCAATCGTCGCTAAGAAAAATGAAGACGGAACAGCAACTGTTATCGCAGGTAATCACCAACTTGAAGCGGCTATTAATCTCGGGTGGGAACAGATTGCGGTTATTTTTTTAGACGCCGACGATAAGAAAGCAATTGCTTTTGCACTTGCAGACAA